TAGTCAGTTCATCATTGATGCCTGACTTCACAGCTAGGAACTGGGCAGTACCAAGCACGAGTAAGTCCTTGTAAAAAGGCACCGTGTCCGTCAACTCGAAGTCCTTATCAGTGGCGTAACGGGACCAAAGATACCACGGTCCAGCACTGTTGCGGGGCCAGATAGAGAATATCTTGTCTGGCGTGCGCGATGGGAGGATTGCTGGCCGGTTAAATCGAGAGGGATTTATCAGGGCAGGTGCAAACTGGATTGGTTGAGACTCTGAACTCTTGTAGATGGAGAGGATGTCAATGTACCTCTGCAACACCTGAGACAAGTCCTCTATTGGCTCACCTGTAACAGGGTCAATAGTGAACTGTGTGAAGTACATGAAGTCCCGCCACCTGTGTTTAGTCATCAGGGTGCGGTAGATCATGGATGCATCTTGGACGATCGAAGACTGTAAGTGAATCTGAACGTCACGACCTGGAGCATAACGTAGTTCATTCAATACTGCGTTAACCACGTCCTGCATGGTGAATGTACTGACGGCCATGTCTCACTCCTGTATTCAAATACAGAATGGTGGTGCCTTCATGAGGGGACTCAGATGCTGGCACCACCACCTGTAGGTCAGCTGTAGAAGTGAGGCACCCCATGCAGTTGGCCTGACAGGGCTGCACCAGTGATAACGATGTTACGTACACCGTTAGGAACAACAGCACCAGCAGGAGTGTATGTTCCACGAGGATCACCAGTAGTGAGAGACTGTACTGTACCGGGAGCGAGGCATGGTACGAATGTGCCAGCAGCCGGAATGATGTCATCAACGAACTCGTGATACAACTTGGTCATTGCATAGGGCAGACCGAGAACGTTACCCCAACCGACACTGATGGTGACACCAGCAACGGCAGCAGATGTAGTGATGCTGTCAAGAGAGAAGAACGCCTTCTTGCCAACAACAGATGCAGCACCAGCACCAACGATGTTCTCAGACATACCCTGACCGAGCCAGTCACGGCCACGGATAGTGACAGTAGGAGTACCAGCACCACTGAGGATCACAGTGAGATTGCGGCCCCACTTAGACATGGATTTCTCAGGATCGAATGTAGTGACCTGATTACCACCACCAGTGATGATAGCATCGAGTGCTTGTGTCTTAATGATACCATCTGCCAATGCAGCAGGTGGCTGTCCAAATTCTACCCGTGTGTCACCATTGATGTCCACATAGGCGTCATAGCAGAGCTTCTCGACGTAGTTGTTAGCACGACGAGTGTGATAGTCTGCGTAGTCATGTCCACTGAGTACAGGCATGTTTATTCTCCAGTGAGTTCGAGATCACCTTCGTCCTCAGCAAGTTCGATGTTCTGAACCATACCTTTGACTTCACCCTCGTCATCCATGAGAGGGATCAGACGGACGTTGGCACCGAGACGTTTAAGTTCCAACTCATTCCGTACACGGATGCTGTGCCCTTTACGGAACGTGACTAGATAACCACCTGGCTCCATGATAGTCTTGGACTTGATCTTGTTCGACTCTTTGTCGAAGATGTTGACCTTATGTGGCATGTCCTGTTCGATCTTGCGTACAGTGAATGCAGGACGAACATTCTCCATGATGGGCATTGCCGCCATGACTTGCTGTGGGCCAGAAGTTCTCAGTTGTTTTGTGCGGGGCATAGTGTCCTCTCTGTCACATAGTGACTACAGCGTGCGTACGGAACATCTTCCACATTGCCCACTGACCCTGCCACTGGATACGCTTACCAATGGCGTCCATGTTCCACGGTGAACTAAGGTCCTTGACCTTCATGTTGACACCACGGAGGATGTGGAGGCGGAGATACTTGGAGTTGATGAAGTACGCCTTGTTAACAGGGCACATTTCATCATAGACCATAGGGACGCCATCATGTGACACGCCACCAAAGCCGAGATCGACCATTGCTGATCCACCCTTCTTGATGTCAGACAAGTTGATTACCAGCTTGTCACGCACTGCTGCACGATAGGTACGCAGCCAGTTACGTCCTGCAATGATAACGTCAGGTTTATCAGTGCCCATAGTCAGATCGAGCATGATATCGTCCATAGCTTCTTCGATGTTGGAACTGTCAAGCTGTCCAGCAAAGTCATAGGACGATGTACGCAACTGTGGTTCTGCACCACGGTCAAGACCACCGATAGTGCCTACGGTAGGGTCGTCAGGAATAAGAGCAGCAAGACCCATAGGATCAAGCCCACCTCCAGCGCCATATAGGTATTCACTGAACTTCTCCTTGATGCTCTCTTCCAAGACTTCCATCTTGGCCTTGAGCAGCTTGAAGATCATCGTCTCGCCCTTGTTCTCATCCTGTTCCTGATCAGAGATGATAACAGAACCAACCACACGTGACCATGTGTACTTCAGTGTGTCGAACTCATCAGTCTGTGCAATGGGTACTGTATTATAGTACTCAGTGGACGTGATGTTGGGGTTGCGGCCGAGAGTGATAGGATTGGTGATGTCTTTACCACCATCTTCAAACTCGACACGCTTTGTTGCGAATGCCCATGCCATAAGAGCGTTGGACATCACTGATGCCATGATCAGTTTCTTCCGACTCCTAGTCAGGACGGAATGCAGTACCGTGTTTAGAGTGGACATGTTCTACCTCTATTGAGACTCGCGCAGCACGTTGTTGAGGATGCTACCCCAATCTGAGTCAGCATCTGCGTACTGTGTATCCTGGGTTAGAGTCGCGCGTCCGCCAGAGGCACCGGGACTCATCGGTGCTCTCTGGGTTGGAGAACGTCGTCCATCACCATTAGGCTGCTGCTGTGCGCGTGCAGCCTGTATCTGTGGGGCGAGTGGGGTATTCCAATCTAGACCGTACTTCATGCAGAACTGCTTGACTTGATAGTATGCTTCAGTCGCACTCAGCTGGTGGTTGTTCATTAAGTTCGCTATCGCATCTGAGTGTGTTTCAGCATCAGGATAACGTGAGATAAAAGCGTTATATGCAGCACGCCCTTGTTCTTGACGAGCCGTTACTGCAATTTCCTGTTCCTCACGTTGGCGTTGTCCGCGTGTAGCTTCATTGATGAGTTGTCGAATGGCTCCCATCTCAAGCGCATCACCGGCAGATTTACCAAGGATGTCTGAGACGTTGTGACCCATTGCAACTGTGCGACTAACGATCTCTCGCGCCACACCCACAGGATCACGCGTCCAATTACCGAGTAGTGCCATCCCTTCATTGAAGTCCTCACGCGACATATTGTATTTCTGAGGAAGTTCACTGATCTGTCGTGCTTGATCCAGTAGCTGCTGGCTCTGCTGTATCTGACCAGCTAGTGCTTGGTTCTGACGTACTAGGTTGGGTACTTGTGTCAACTGTTTGGACATGTCCATCCAGTGACGAGCAGCTTCACCTCTGGGAGCAATGACGCGTCCCTGTGAATTGACTATGTTACCCTGCTTGTCAGCAAAGACTTTACCTACAGGTGTGAGACCGGGAGGTGTAGCCTGTGCACCCTGTTGATTAGGTGCAGACTGTTGTGGTCCTTCACGTGGTTGACGTTGTACACCATCTAGTTCGTCATGGTCATCGTCACGTTCAGCATTGACTGGGCGTCCACTTGGTGCGTCATCACCAGCATCTAGTTCGTCGTTGTCGTCAGCACCAGTGTCGAAGTCGTCTTCAGTTCCCTCCATTGACTGATCAATGAAGTCGTCAAGGTCAGTTGATTCACCTTGAGTGGATTCTGCTTCACGTGGCATGTTCGCTCCTATTGAACTGTTGGAGGTGGTTGAGGTACGTTAGGTCCGGTGGGCTGTCCACCTTGCATCATCTGTTGCAGTTTAGCCAAAATCTCTGTGAGAGGTACACCCTCACCGATAGCCTGACCAACTTGCTGTCGGATTTCTTCAGGCATCCCCTGAAGCATCTGTTCCAACTGCATTATCACGTCATTACCTGGGGGTCCAGCTTGTTGTGGAGGTTGACCCTGTGGAGCCTGTTGCGGAGGTGCAGCCGCTGGCCCTCCTGCTCCGGGTTGTGCACCTTCTGGCCCACCTTGGATTTGACCCATGATCTGTTCTTTCAGTGCCTCGTCTACCATCTGCCAATCGGATGGATCGATCACGAGTTCGTCACTGTATGCACGAGCAAACACTTTGAGTGCAATGTAGAATGCAAGTGGTTGTGACGATCCAAACTGACCGAGGATTTGACCGAGTTCTTGGGCTTGTGCTTTACGTACTTTGGACGTGGGTTTCAGTGACGATCCACCTGTTACAGTTAGTGAGAATGCATCTTGTGCCTCACGTGCTGACATGGGTGGAGGCCACGTTGCTGCGGCTTCACCTATCAATTTGGCTACCTCATCCTGTGTCATGAACTGTAGACACATCACAAGTAGCGCGTAACCAATTCGTCCAATCTGTTCCTCAATAGAGTCAATCTTCTCGTCCAGTCTCTGTTGTGTGCTAGACTCATACGTGTCGATCGCTTTGTTTGTAGTGTTCGTTTTAAATTCCACATTGCGTAGGACAGCAGACACACCTGATACGCGGTCAATTGCTTCGAGTAGGTTCTTCTTGTCGAATAGCTGTGCATACTCGACTGATGGAATAGGTGGGGCCATGACAACATCGGTGATCTTCATCCCCTCTGGTATGTCAATGGTCACAATCTCTTGACCTTTGACTGGCTTGATTAGTGCCATGATCGACTCTTCGTCTTTCACAGCACGCTTGTTTGCCACGAGTTGGTTAGAGATACGCCACCTCATGCGGGCAATCTGTGAGTTGATGAGGTTGATTTCATCCTGTTGGTCTAGATAGTATGACACTTCTCCACGGGCATAGATGTCTTCAGGATCAGTGTGAAAGGCCAGTGGAAACTGCATGAAGAAGTCATCGAGACCGTATGGATCATCCCAGACCCAAATCGGCCAGGACCAGTCGTTCTCTGCAAACATGTAGATGCGTCTGGTAACTTTGTCCCATACTCTCCACACGAAAGTGCGTTGTGCTCTAGAGTAGGTACGTTCGTCATCGTATCCATAGTCGCGATAGCCACGTGTCGTGTCGTCATCATAGGTGAACAAGCTGAAATTCGTGATGTCGTCATCGTGACCCTTCATATTGGTGTTGGCACCGTCACGCTTCACGACATGGGTAGGTTTGAAGATTGATCTCCACTCTCCAGTTTCACCATCCTTAAGACGATACACGGCGTTGAGGTAAGCTGTGTCCAATACGTCATGTACCATGATCCACTTGGCGTCTGATAAGTCTGGCAATGAGGCGTCGGGATCAATGATGATGTCCTTGGGATGAACGGCTCTAGCCCAAGGTCCAGAGGGTTGTAGTAAGTCCACTTTTTCATCGAGTGCTTGGAGTTGTCCCTCAAGTTCAGTGATCTCCTTCTGAGACTTGGCTCTCACTAGTTTGTCTGCAATCTCATCGATGTCTTGCATCACAGCGTCAGATGAGACCTCACGTTTCGTGTAGCCCACCTCTATATAGCTGATGTTCATCAATGTGGTGCGAACTACACCCACACGTGCCTTGGGTTTCAGGTTGATACCGGGTGGTGTTCGCTTCTGTAGTAGTGTTCTCACTAACTTCTGTGCAGCAGATGCGAACTGACGGGATTCGTCCCCTGACCTGTTCGATTGGATACTAACATCCGGGTTCTTGGCGTAGATAGCAGGGACCATCGACGACACATTGCTGAACACAATGTTTTCAGTACGGGAAAACGCACCCCCTGCGATATCCTTCTCTGGACCGACACTAGGACTGTCGGGATCGTCACGATTGCGCTTGTTCGTCTGATCGTTTTTGTAATAGGCGACCGCTTCGTCCCACGCGTCATGAGTGCCGTCTGTCTTGAGTTTACTAACGGCTTGATCGAACCTAGACTTCCACAGTTTCCCTTGGGCTTTCGATATTGGAATGCGAGACTCAGGAAACTTCTTGTATGTGGGGTGGCGTTCGTCCTTTTCATTGGATGTGTCCGTGTCTTTGGAGTCACGGGAGTCAGTGCCGTATGCACTAGAGTCCATGTCCATAGTTTCATCAATGGGATTGCGAGGCTTTCTAGCCATACCTTGGTTTCCTGTATTCAGATACAATATCACTCTCTCGCCATGAGAGATATGCAGGTACGGTGTTGAGGTCCGTCATGATCGAACCTATCTCAGGCTGATCACTCAGGATGTACTTGATCGTGTCACAACTGTGGTCGTTCTTATCGTTTGGAATGTCTTCCGGGACATCATGCGCGTCTCGTTTCCACATATAAGCCGACATTTCATCCGAAACAAAACCAAGTCGGTCTGAACAGAACAACATTGGAGAGTAACTATCACCTGAGTAGGGGTTTCTGAGATGTTGTTGTACACCCAGGTAAGATTGGACTTTAAGAATTCCGTTAAGGATGTCGTTATTTCCGCGACGGAATCTGATCCTACCGTGATCCCAGAAGAGGTCTGGAGTAGATTTGCCAACGGTAGAAGTACCTGCTCTGAGTCGTCTAAAGATTGATGGATCGCCAAAAATGAGGTTATCCCCAACACCGTAACTGGCTCTAATAGCATTAATGGCTTTTGCCTGATCAGCGACATCAAATTCCTTCTGATGAAACCCATCAACGATGTGGACTTTGTAGTCTGGATCGACAAACGCGAGTAGATAGCAGGAGGGGGATGCGATGCCGAAGTCATAGCCCTCAATCCATGTTGGTTGATAGTGGTGATACGTGGTCAGATCATCAAGATAACGCAACATGTTATTGTGGGTTACGACATGCGTCATGTCATTCCACTGTGAGTAGATGAGACCTTCATATGAGGCCCACTCACCTAGTAGATAACGGTCCCTCATCTGTCCACTGTATGTGGACTCCAGTGTGGTGATGTACTTCTCTGACAGGTTACGATAGTTGGCATGTGTGGGAGCTTCAAATAGCTCAACCATGAGGACGGGTTTGCCACTGCTGTCTAGTTTAGGTGAACGGTCAGGATTACGTTCAATCAACAGATCATCACTGACAACACCAGTCTCTTGATAA